TACGTTTATTTCAATGGAACCATCAGTTCTCTCGTATTTCAATAATATATTAATTAATACTCCAGCATCAGCACATGGATTGCTGGAGTTTGGATTTTTTGTTTGTGTAGGTATAACAGCAGGGTCATTAGGCTTAATTTAAATGAAACTCATTCTCAATAAGGTATTGCTTTTTCTCAACTAAGGCTATATAATATTGGTTATTGTATAGTAAAAAATGGCATCTTATTCCGTAACTTTACGCTCACCAGATGGTACAGAGAATACTTTTGACTGTGATGAGGATACTTATATCTTAGAAGCAGCAGAAGAAGAAGGTTTAGATCTTCCATCATCTTGTAGAGCAGGTGCATGTTCAGCTTGTCTTGGTAAGGTAGTAGAAGGAACGGTCAATAATGATGAACAATCTTTCTTAGATGAGGATCAATTAGAACAAGGGTGGTCTCTTATTTGTGTTGCTACTCCTGAGTCAGATTGTGTTATACTCACTGAACAGGAGGAAAACTTAGAATGAGAGATCAATTAATTAAAGCACTGTTAGCCCATGCTCAAGGAGACATTGCTAAACATAAAGCAAACGTAGAAATCTATCTCAATAACCCTGCTGGTATTGGAGAACACTCTAATGTAGTAGAAGCAATTGAAGAAGAACTTAATATGATTGCTAAGTATGAAGATCAAGTACAAGTAATTCAAAAATACTTCAAACATTAATTTAAATATTAAGGGTGCTATATATACATAGTCACCCTTATTTTTATGCCTGAAGAAGTAAAAGAAGAAGAAAAGGTAGATGTACCAGAAGCTTCTGAAGAAGTTAAAGAAGAAGTAAAGGAAGAGAAACCTAAAGGTATGTTAGGAAAGATGGCTGATGCTATTGTTCCTGACCATGACGAACAGATGGCAATCATTAGTACATTTGTACGTCTCGGAATTTTGGTTTGGAGCGGCGGAATATTGACCTTAAATTATGTTGCCATCCCAAACTTTCCACAGAAGAATATAGATCCCACATTTATAGCTTCGGTATTTACAGGCGTATTAGCTACCTTCGGAGTTCAGACTGCTAAGAATAAAGGTAATGGTAATGGAGGGAAACCACCTGTACCTCAAGTATCTAAAGCAGATATGGAGAAGTTAATTGAGAAGGCATCACAAACTGCACCTGCTCAAATCATTAGAATTGAACAAGCACC